CTTCGCCTTCCAGATCAACGATGTCCTGGAATACCAGGCCAAACCGAACCTGCTGGATATGTTCAGCACCGACGCGGCCCAGCAAATGAAGATCGCCATCGACTCGAACGTGCTCTACAACACGTTCAGCGGTGCCGCCGCAGCCAACAAGGGCGCGACTGCCGGTAAGTCCGGTGGCTACAACATGGGTACGGACACCACGCCGCTTGCCCTGACGGCCGCCAACATCCTGCAGAAGATCCTGGAAATGGCCTCGATCCTGGACGAACAGAACGTCCCGAGCGATGGCCGCTGGCTGCTGATCGACCCGCTGACCCGCGCTCTGCTGCTGCAGTCCAATCTGGCGCAAGCTCAGATGACCGGCGACGCCACCAGCCCGGTGCGCAACGGCCTGATCGGCAAGATCGACCGCTTCGACGTGTACGTGACCAACCAGCTGCCCAAGGGCAACGCCGGTACGGGTCTGACCGCCGCCTGGACCTCCGGTGATGGCCGCGAAAACAGCATCCAGCCGGGCGGCACGCTCGCCAAGCGTCGCCTGATCCTGGCCGGTCACAAGAGCGCGATCACCTTCGCCTCGCAGATCACCAAGATGGAGACCGTGCGTAACCCCAGCGACTTCGGTGACTACATCCGCTCGCTGAACGTGTACGGCTTCAAGGTGGTCAAGCCCGAGTCCCTGGTTCCGCTGATCGCGTCCTGATGAGTGGGGGCTCCGGCCCCCACCCTCCACCCAACTGAAGAGGATCTCTCCATGGCATATACCGCCACCCAAGCCACCATCGTCGGCGGCATCGAGGGCAACCCCGGCCCTGCCACCGTCAACACCGCCCCCCTGACCTCGACCGTCAACGGCGTGCTGGCCGGCGCTACCGCGCTGACCGGTTTCGTCAACGTCGTGTCGGCCGCCGCCTCGCTGGACTCCTACGCCCTGCCGCCGATGCTGCCCATGGGCGCCCCGCTGGTCGTGACAAACGTCAGCGCCACCGCTGCCAAGGTGTTCCCGGCCGCTACCGGCCAGATCAACGGCGGCACCGCGGGTGCTTCCGTCTCGGTCGCAGCCAACAAGTCCGCCGTGTTCTATTACATCGGCGTCAACACCTCCGGCGCACCCCAGTGGGCCGCCGCTGGCGTGTAAAGCTCTAACGTGTTAGAGTGAAACCCGGCCCTAGTGGTCGGGTTTTTCACATCTGGAGCTACCTTGGCTGCGATCTCCGACTTCTTCCCGTACGTGCTGCCCTCCGTGCCCGGATGCTCGATTCCGGTGGCGACGCAGGCGCTCGTCCGCGCTGCCCGGATGTTCTGCCAGTACACCGATGCCGTGCAGTTCACCACGGACCCGGCCGACATCAAGAAGGGCGTCGCAACCTACGACCTGGACATCCCCGCCCAGACCGAGGTGCAGAGCTTCCGCGACTTCTGGATGGGCAAGCGCCCTCTGGACATCAAGGATCAGTATGGCGTGGCGACCCCGTTCGCCCTGGTCGACCTCGTCGCTGGCGAGAAGGCCCCGCAGAATGACCCGGTCCAGGTCTACATCCGCCCGCCGCTGACGGTCACGCTGTACCCGACGCCGAAGGCCGACCTCGCCAAGGGGCTCACCGCCCGCGTGGCGCTGCGCCCGGCCTTGACCGCCGACACCTTCCCGGATGCGCTCGCCAATGACTGGCTCGAAGCCGTCTCGAACGGCGCCATCTACCTCCTGGCAAAGATGCCCAGCCAGCCCTTCACGAACCCGGCCGTCGCAGCTGATGCCCAGGGCATCTTCTACCAGCAGATGGGCCTCGCCAAGCTCGAAACGTGGCGCGGCAAGGGCATGGCCGAACAGACCGTCTCGATGCGGCCCCTCGCATGACCACCACCGTCCAAAGCGTCCTGAAGGACGTCGTCGCCACCCTGAAGGACCCGCTCGGCGTTCGCTGGCCGGCGGACGAACTCGTCTCGTACTTCAACTCGGGCGAGCTGGAAGTGCTGCTGCACCGCCCGGACGAGCTGAACAAGTTCGCCCCCCTGGTCCTGGTCGACGGCACCCGCCAGAAACTGCCCGCCGATGGCGCCAAGCTGATCGACATCCCGCGCATGACCAACGGCTCCGTCGTCCGTCAGGTAGACCGCTCGATCCTGGACTACATGATCCCCGGCTGGCACACGAGTAAGAAGTCCAGCGTCATCCAGCACTACGTCTACGACGAACGCGACATCACCGTGTTCTACGTGTACCCGCCGGCCAACGCAGGCGCGTCGCTCGACATCAACTACTGCGCGTACCCGACGCCCATCCCAGCCCCAAGCGGCAAGACGGTCGCCACCGTCACCGGGAACATGAACGTGCCGGACAAGTACGCGGGCGCCATGCGGGACTACGTCCTGTACCGTGCCTTCAGCAAGGACGGCGAGTACTCCGACTACTCGGCTCGCGCCGCCGCCCACTTCCAGTCGTTTGCCACGGCCCTCGGCATCGACCTGCAGGCTACCGCCGCAGTCTCCCCCAAGGAGGGCTCCCCCGGTGAAGTAGGAGGCATCGTATGAAGCGCGTGTTCATCTTCCGTCGTTCCGACGACCAACAGGTCTACGACTACGGCGGTCCGCTCGTCGAAATGAGCTTGTTCCCGTTCGACGAGTACTACTACAGCGAGATCGACGTCCCTGACCCCGCGGAGCCTCCCGTCATCCGGGAACGCAAGGTCTGGGAGAAGCTCGATTTTCTGCGTCGGATCAGCCAGGACGAGCGTATCGCGGTCCGTGCGCGCCGCATGACAGACCCGTTCGTCGACGACTTCATGGCGCTCTTGGACGTAGCTACAACGTGCGCGAACGACGACCCCGACCTGCTATCCGGCATGAACTACCTGACGCAGTTGGGCATCATCACGCCGGCTCGCCTGGACCAGATCCTCTATGGCTGATTACTACTGCGACCACGGCGCGTACCCCACGTACGCCGCCGCCATGACGTGGCCCAATGGGGACGTCCCTAACCCTCAAGACGGTGATGGGCGTAGCCTGGGCCCCGCTGCGAGCGCGGTCGCCACTATCGACTTCACGGGTATCACCGCGGCTGCCGGCAACACCATCACCATCGCTGGCGCCACCCTGACATGCGTGGCTTCCGGCGCCGCCGCGAATCAGTTCAACGCGGGCTCTGGCTCAACCCTGGCGGCTAATGTGGCCTCGGCCATCAACGCCGCCACAAACACGGTCAGCAGCAGCGCCAGCACATCCACTCCGCAGCTTCGGTCGCTCGTATACGCCCGGGCTAAGTCGTCCAACAACAACGTCGTCGAAATCGGCACTCGCGCCGGAAGCACCCAGTACAACTACTCGGGCAACAGCGCGATGGCGATCATCGCCTCCGGCATTAGCCCGACCGTTGTTCAGTTTGCGGGCGGCGCGTCCGGCCCCTGGGGCTACCTGTGGAACGCCACGTCGAGCTTCCTGCCTCAGGCCCTCGCTATCGGCGGCTATGGGTGCATGCTCATCAACCACAACCTTGCGGGCCGCCTCCTAGCTGGCCCTGCCGCTTTCACAGCAGCCGACACCTTGTGGGTGCGCTGCAACAACCGCGACTTCAACCCGGGCACGGGGGTGACGGCGATCATCCACCCGCCGATGAACATCCGATTCGATGCCAGCAACGCGAAGTGGGGCGACACAGTAGGCAAGACGTTCAAGTTTCGCAACACCGGTTCGTCGTCCGCCCTGACGATCTCGTGGCAGAGCCCAGCTGCTACCACGTCGGAAACTGACAACTACCTCGGGGCTACGGTCCCCTACGCGGTTGAGTTCGTCAACGAGACAACCGCCGGTGCCGGTTCTGCCAGCTTGATCCTGCAGAACGGCATCTGCAACTCCGTATCCGTGTGGCTAGACGGAGTCAAGATCCGCGATCAAAGCGCCACCTCAGGCATCGGTATCACGAACCAGTACCAAGTAGCCAAAGCGAAGAACTGGTATTTCGAGCAGTGCCTGTTCAGCTTCTCCCGCTCTGACTACACCAGGGGGCTGCTCGACGTCGCAGGGTCGATGGCAGGGACCATCGTGATGGTCTGGGAGAACTGCGACTTCAACTTCGACGCGCTCTCCATGGCGCACCCAGGGATCGTTAACGGGTACGGCGGCGGCATCGACGGCGCGGCCACGTTCAAGCTCATCAACTGCCGTGCGTCGGCCACTGTGAGCGTGTCCCCGTTCCAGCGTCGCTCGAATGTGGCCAGCAGCTACAGCTGTTATGCGTCGAACCTAGTCGGGTTCAAGCTGCCCGCGGCCTACTCCGGGCTGTTCTCGGCGTTCTCGGCAAACAAGGGAGCCGGGTGCCTGGAGAACGGCTACGCGATGCACCAGAACATCGGCCCGAAGAAGGCGTTCCGCCTGGAGACGAACAGCTTCGTCACCGACTGGATTCCTGACCAGGGCTACCCGACGCTCCGCTCGACGCTTCCGGACGGGACTCCGTGGGCGTACCGCACCGTGTGGTCCGCTTCGGCCAACCACTACAGCGGCCCCAGCGGCATCGAGGTGCTGAACCTGGAGAAGCGGTCCCCCTCAGCGGCCAACGCCGTCCGCACGATCACGCTGGAAGGCTGCATGGAGGCGTCGAACCTCGCGCTCGCCAAGAACACCCACCTAGACATCATGGTGACGTACACGGATAAGGACGACGTCGTCACGATGGAACGCACCTATCCCGCGGGCGGCATCTTCGTGACGGGCACGGCTCTGGCCGCGTCTTCTCAGCCGTGGACGTTGAACTCGTTCGGCAGCTACTCCGCGTTCAAGATCGCGCTGACCACGTCCAAGCAAGTGAAGGCCGGCACGGACATCTCGCTCTCGCTCTGCATCCATGCAGAAAGCCCGAACGGCAGTTCCAGCGCGATCTTCGTCGACCCTGAGGTAGACATCGTATGAGCACGGCCACTCCAGTCGCTCAACGCGGGTTTTCTCGCACCCTGGGGGCGGTCCTGACCGATACCTCGATCAAGCGGTCGTACATCGCGGGCTCGGGGCAGTACTCGGAGCAGAAGACGCCCACGGATTCCATCGGGCAGTTCTCCCTGACCCTGACGAACGTGGTCGTCGGCTCGGCGATCCAGCTGGAGACCGTGTCTGGGACCGTCGTCAGCAACGGCACCGCGTCGACCTCGACCGTGCTCCTGCAGGTCCCGACGTACGCGATCGGCAACCCCGCCAACGACATCGTCATCAAGGTGCGCAAGGGCTCCGCGAGTCCCTACTACCGCCCCTACCAGACCCAAGTCACGACGTTCCTGGGCGCCCAGACCGTCTTCGTTTCCCAGATCCCCGACGAGTAAGCCATGGCTATCGACGCAAGCAAGTTCACCATCGCCTCCAACGGCGACATCCGCCAAGTGTCGGCCTTCGTGCCGGGCACGGACTCCCGCTTCACCACGCTGGAACTCCATGCGTGGCTGCAGGACCTCGCGGACAACGCCGCCGCCTCCGGCGACGATCTGGTCAGCATCCTCGGCTCGAACCCGTCCGAGCTGGCCGGTAAGCGTAACGCCAGCCGCCCTATGGCGCTGACGCTGCTGCCGACCATGAACATCAACGACGCTGCGATGCAGTGGTTCAAGTTCGGGTCCATTGAGCAGGCCAGCGGCGACGACCTGTACACCGGCCTGAAGGTGATCGGCTCGCTGGTCGCGTCCAGCCCGATCTACATCCTGCAGAACAACGCCAAGATCACGAAGTACTGGGCCGACTCCGACACGGCTAACTTCCAGATCCTGGTGAAGGCCAAGAGCGGCGGCACGCTGATCGACAGCGGCAATGTGACGGTCTACTCCCGCAAGTACGGCCAGTCCTACAGCCACTTCGACGCGAACCTCGCGGCCGGCGGTGAGCAGGCAGCGGCGCTCGGTACGTCCATGGACGGCAACGTGGACACGTCCACCATGACCCCGGCTGTCTGCCAGGGCTACTTCAGCACAGCTATCGGCGGAACGGCCACCCCCGGCACCGAGAAGATCGCGCTCGCGTACGGCGACACCACTCAGGATCTGGGCGGCGGCCAGGGCTCCAAGCTGCACAAGGGCACGATCACGCTGAACGGCAGTATCACGCTGGCGCAGGCGTACCAAGCCCTGATGTGGGCCTGCAGCGAGTCCTCGCCGATCACCTTCAACTCCGTCCCCGGCTGGCGCTACCGCGTCCTGCCCGGCCAGTCCTACACCGAGAACATCGCGGCTCCGTTCGGCACGTTTGCCGGCGGTAAGTGGTTCGTGGCCCAGGGCTGGTGGCTGACCGGCGTCCAGGCGTCCGACTCGAAGAACTACCAGCTGATCGCCCATGACGGCACCACCGAAGTCCCGCCTACCGCTGTGTCGGTCCAGGTCAGCGGCGTCGTGTCCGGCGACTACGTCCTGGTGGCCCGCGACAACGGCAGCGGCGGCTTCGCCAACGACACCACGCTGGCTTCCGCCGCGGCCCAAGGCGCGACGTCTGTGACTCTGACCGCAGCCCCGAGCGACACGCCCACCGCCCCGGGCGGCAAAGCCTGCTACATCCGGATCAACGGCAACCGCCACACGTACACCAGCCGCGCCGGCAACGTCATCAGCGGCCTGTCTCCGGCCGTGCCCACGGGCGGTTATGCTTCCGGCCTGAACGTGTTCATCCCGTTCATCGACGACGTGGCGACCGGCACGAGTATCCAGTCGGCAAACTTCCAGTTCGCCTCGAACTTCACCTGCCGCTACCGCGTCCGCAACGGCGGCGCCTCGCCCATCGTGCCGTTCGAGTCCACCCTGTCCGTCACCTCTACCGGCGGCTCTGGCACCGCAGTGCGCAACGCTGACCAGTAAGCCACATGGCCCTGAACTTCGACACCGCAAACCTCGTGATCGAGAGTGACTCCTCGATCCCGGACCTCGTCGTCTTCCACGCAGCCCTTCGGGACTGGGAGGACAGCGACGTCGCGGCTGTCTACCCGGTGACGCACACCTGGAAGGCCCTGGCCCTGGGCGGCGGGGCCTACTTCTACCAGCTGGACCTCATCAACGGCTGGAAGCTGAAGTTCCCGAACCCGGGTACGTACACCGTGGTGGGCAACCTGAAGGGCACCATCATCCCGGCAACGGGCGTCTACGTGGAGCGCACAACCTCCCTGGCCTTCGTTACGACCAGCGTCGGCGGGGGAGGGGGCTCGGCTCCGTCCGCGAACGAAGTGGCACAAGCCGTGTGGAACTGGACGCAATGAAGGCATGGGACGCGCTCAAGGCAGCTAGCTCCCTCTCCACCGGCAACGCCTGGGCACTGCTGACTCACCCAAAAGAGGGGGGCGGGTTAGTAGGCACTATCATCAGCGATGGCTACTTCGTTGAACTGCCCAGCACCGCCATCACGGCCGAGATCGTGGAAATGAACGTAGAGATCCAGCTGGACACCCAAGCAGTCGCAGTCGAGCTTCAGACGGACACCGTCGTTGTGGAGCTGCAACAGAACATCATCGAAGTGGAGATTGACTGATGCCGGACATCACCCGCAAGCGCGGCGACACGTACGCCGACGTGTTCACCATCAAGAGCGCCGCCACCGGCAACGCCATCGACGTGACGGGGTACACGTTCGTCATGACCCTGGACCCCGACAAGGCCCCGGCGGATAGCACGAACAACGTCTACCAGCTGAACGGCGTTATCACCAGCGCAGTCGGCGGCACGGTGGAGTTCGCCCCCACGTCAACCCAAGCCGATCAGGTCGGCACGTTCTTCTACGACGTCCAGATGGTGGACGGCCTCGGCCGTAAACGCACGATCACGGGCGGCAAGTACAAGTACGAGCAGGACATCTCGAAGCTCTAACAGTGTGAGACAATGCGCGAACCGTTAGCTGCAGCCCCCGCGACAACCGTGAAACAAGAAGCCATCGAAGCCTCCGTTGCCGCCAGCGCCAGCAAACTCACCTATGGCGGGGCCGCGACCGTTGGGATCGGCTGGCTCCTGTCGAGCGAAGGCGCCGTGCTCGTCGGCATGATCGTGGGTGTTGCTGGCTTCGTGGTCAACTTCTACTACAAGCACAAGGAAGACCGACGTCAGGAACGCGCTGCGCAACTGAACGAGGAACTCCTGCGCTCGAAGATCGCCGAGTACCGGAATGACTACTAAGGTCAAGATTCCCGTAGCAGCCCTTACTCTCAGCGCCTCCGCACTGGTGGCGCTGTTTGTCCATGAGGGCTACACGGGCGAGGCCGTCATCCCGACCAAGGGGGACGTGCCGACCAACGGCTTCGGCTCCACGACCCGCGAGGACGGTGCCCCCGTCCAGCTGGGCGACAAGACCGACCCCGTGCGCGCAGCCAAGCGCACCCTGGCGTACACACAGCAGGCCGAGGGCCGCATCAAGCGGTGCCTGACGGCGCCGCTGACGCAAGGCGAGTTCGACCTGTACATGAACTTCAGCTACCAGTACGGCACGGGCGCGTTCTGCAAGAACATCGCCCCGAAGCTGAACGCGGGTGACTACATCGGCAGCTGCAAGAAGCTGCTGGAGTTCCGGTTCGTGGCCGGCTACGACTGCTCCACCCCAGGCAACAAGCGTTGCTACGGCGTCTGGACCCGCCAGCTGGAGCGGTATCAAACGTGCATGGAGGAGCAATGACCCGGTTCGTCGAATTTGTCATGGCCGGCGTGATCTGCGCCATGGCCCTCTGCATGAACTCTGCGTATCGAGGCAAGGCCGAGGCGCAGGAGGAAACCGCCCGCGTGACGGTCGAGTTCAACGCCTACAAGCTGGCCGCCGAGAAGAAGCACGCCGCCGCCCTGGAAGCGGCCATGAACACCCGCCTCGAACAGGAGAAGCTGAAAGATGAAGCCATCGCCCGTGCTGAAGCCCGCGCAGCTGCCGCAGAGTCTCGTGCTGCTGATCTGCGCCGCCAGTCTGCAAGCCTGCGCGACGAACTCGCCTCCGCAAACGCCCGTCTGTCCACCGCCCCCGACGCCGCCGTTCGTGAGTACGCCGCAGCCCTCAATGTCGTATTCGGAGAGTGCCAAGCAGCGTACGCAGATATGGCGGGAAAAGCTGAAGGGCACGCGGCTGATGTCCGGCTCCTGAAGGAATCCTGGCCCCGATGACTACCGTCAAGATCACGAACTTCGGCGGGATCACCCCGTCCGTCGATCCGCGTAACCTGCCGCTCGACGGCGC